CCCATTACGTAATAAGGGATGCCAGAAAAGACAAAGTTCCCCATTTGTTACAATTCTATTACAATAAGTTAATAAAATTGATATAATTATTTACGACTTTTGTGATGAATTGAGTTAATAAATATGATAAAATGAGCTTGCGAAATGAGGGAAGGAAAACCCAAACAAACCGGAAAGGAAATCAGTTATGAAGAGTCTTTACAAATGTGAGAAATGCGGAAAGGTGTTTGAGGACTATGAAGAGTGCTATTCTCATGAGTACAGTCATTGGACATTGGAAAGAGGTTATTGCGATATAACAGATACATTGGATGGTATGACAGAATATAAGGAAGGGCAGGAAGAACCAAATGTGATTCACATGGTATTTAGTAGGTGGAATAGTGAAAAATGTGAATATGAAAAACGGTGTGGGAAGTATAAATTGATTTCATCATATGAAATGCCTTTGGTTATTGAAAATGAATGAAGTCAAACATTGACACACAGGGAAGGGATTCCCTTCCTTGTAGTCAGTGCTTGACACTGGAGAAAGAGAGGGACATAAACATGAAGATTTATGTCGGACAAATTGAGGTTGAATACCGTTATAATCCTTTGGGCAGATATTACAATTTTTGGTTTTATCGACACAATACGTGTATATTTACTGCCACACTGTTCAACAGTGAATTTATTGTTGAAGCTCTGCACGAAGTAGGAGAACAACTCAACTTTGGCAGATTACAGAGTTATAGGGCATGGAATCCGGAAACACATGAACTGGTTATAGAAGGAGTGTATGAATGATGAAACAGAATGAAATTCTTCCTGTGGTTGTCCACTGTCATATTAACCGAGTTATTTTGCATGATATTTGTCCTGCCGATAAACTGGGTGAAATTGGAGCATATAGTTTCTATATTGATAGGATATATGCAGTCCCCCACTATGGTGAGAAGTCTGGCACTGAACTTTTGAAACTGATTTGTCGGTGTGCTTTTGCCGATGAAGTATTGACGGAAGAAGAGTCTATTAGTATTATTAACATATGCCACAGTAAAGAGTGGTACAAAATTTTTAAGGAGATGAACTACAATGAAGGATGGAACTAAAAACAAGACTCGTAAGGGGCAGAGACAGATTGTCTCTGTCTCCCTTACTCTCCCTGTGTCTGAAGCACTGGAAAAACTGGAACTGCAATTTAATATCAACCGTTCCGGTTTCATCAATGATGCCATTGCCGAGAAACTGAACAACCTTGGAGTAAAGGTGGGCGAAGCATGAGCAAGTCAGAATGGCAAAGGGTCAGTGTAGACGAAGCGTCTGCCATGTTCCGAGAAGACCCCGTTTCCATGCTCAAAGAGTATGAGCGTATGCGAGACATTGAACGTAAACGTATGAACCGTTTGCAGGATTCAAAGTATGACTGGACAGAGACTGCCAGACGGGAAAGGTCTAAAGCGTACAGCCAGATGGATAGAAGGGACTTTGCAAAAGCCTTTAGTGAACTGTCAAAGTTTCTTTCTGCCAAGACTTCCACTGTCAGCGGTCAGAAGTCCAGAGAGCGCAAGACAACCCAGACACTGAATGAAGCAATAGGGGAAAAGGCGGTCAATCCTGCCAACTATAAGCGCACTATTCAGATTCTGAATGAAGCACGAAGAATGAAAATCATGTATGACAGTGCCAAGATTGTTGAACTGGCAGAGAATACTCTCGCATTGTCGGATGAAGCCTTTGAAGCAGTTCTTGACAATCTGGAAAGCGCAATCCAGAAGCGCAACCAGTTCACTCACATGACCGATCTGGACGGTTACTCATTTGATGATATTCAAAATATGTTGTAAGGGGTAGTTACTCATGGTGGTGAATTGTGCAGAATTTCACCCAGAAGAATATTTTCAGTCCGTTCCCTTGCTCAAAAACAGACGGGGCAACCCATCCGGAAATAAAAGGCACTATATGGGTCTGACAACGGCCTTTGACATTGAGACCACTGTACTGGATGAATACGAGCAGTCAGTGATGTATATATGGCAATGGCAGTTCGGTGAGGACTATACGGTCATAGGCAGGACTTGGAAAGAATTTCAAGACCTTCAATACAGAGTCAAACAGTGTCTTCCTGCTGACAGGTGGTTGGTAGTTTATGTCCATAACCTGTCCTATGAGTTTCAGTTCCTTAAAGGAATTTACTCTTTTCAGTCCTGCGAAGTTTTCGCACTGAATAGCAGAAAGATATTGAAGTGTGATATGCACGGAGTCTTTGAGTTCCGTTGCTCTTACCGTCTCACCAACATGAACCTGTCAGACTTTACCAAGAAAATGAAAGTGACTCACCAGAAGTTATCCGGTGAGGAATTTGATTATTCCCAGAAGCGCTATCCTTGGACAGAACTTACTGACAGAGAACTTGAATACTGTACAAATGATGTTCTTGGTCTGGTAGAAGCAATCAATGCACTCATGGCAAGAGACGGTGACAATTTACAGACCATTCCCCTTACATCAACCGGATATGTCCGCAGGAACGCAAAACGAGCAATGCGGTCTGGTAATACCCACCATGCCTTTGTTGGGTCTATCCTTCCGAACTGGGAGCAGTACAAGGCATTGCGTGAAGCCTTTAGGGGTGGTAATACTCATGCCAACAGATACTATTCCGGAGACATTATCGAGAACGTTCACTCTGCTGACGAGTCCAGTGCATATCCATATGTATTGTGTAATTGCGAGTTCCCCATGACTGCCTTTGTCAATATTGACCCTTCCGATCTCAATATAGGGTATATAACCCGTTGTATGACCGTAAGGCATAAGGCACTACTTTTGAGAGTTGCTATCCGTAACTTGAAGTTAAGAGACCCGTTCTGGGGGTGTCCGTATATCTCCAAGGATAAGTGCAGGAATGTCCGGAAAGCATCAGAGACAGAGGATAACGGAAGAATCCTGTCTGCCGACTATCTGGAACTCACAATCACCGATCTGGACTTACGGATTATTCTGGAAGAATATGAAGGTGAAATGGTGTTCTTGCAAGGGTGGTATTCTTCCTATAAGAAACTTCCGGAAGAACTGGTGCAAGAGGTTATCAAGTATTACCGAGAGAAGACAGAACTCAAAGGGGTTAAGGGGCAGGAAATATACTATGATAAGTCAAAAGCCTTGCTCAATGCCCTGTATGGCATGATGGCTCAAGACCCTGTGAAGTATGAGCAATTGTTCAGACAGGAAGGGGACTTTGCCACCCCGTTATCAATCATCATGGAAGATCAGACCTTGACTGATGAAGAAAAAGCAGAGAAGGCAGAGGAACTTGGAAAGGAAATATTGGACAAGTCCAACAAGAAAGCCTTCCTTGCGTATCAGTGGGGTGTCTGGACTACAAGTCATAGCAGATTTTGCCTTGAAAGGGGGTTAAGGATTATCCATGAAACGGAAGGTGCTGAATTTGTGTACTGCGATACTGATAGTCTCAAGTATACTGGCAATGTTGATTGGTCTCATTATAATGCTGATAGGATTGCAGAGTGTATGCTTTCCGGTTCTCACGCTACTGACCCGAAGGGGATAGAACATTATATGGGAGTGTTTGAGAGTGAAGACAACAAAGAAACTGGCTATGCCTATCGTTATTTTAAGACGATGGGGGCGAAAAAATATGCCTATATCGAAAAAGAAGGCGAAGGTGTACATTGCACAATCGCAGGAGTTAATAAGAAAAAAGGCGGCAAGGAACTCGATGCTCATGGTGGACTCAAAGCATTTGAGGAAGGCTTTGTATTCAAGGATGCAGGTGGAACAATGGCAGTTTATAATGACAATCCGGAAATAAAGGAAGTCATTATTGACGGACATAGACTTCCAATAACTTCCAATGTTGCAATCCTTCCTTCCGAGTACACTCTGGGTATTACCGGAGAATATGAAAGAATTTTGAAATTTGCGAAAAATTATCTTGCAAATCCCTATGTAGTATGATAATATTATTAAGGGTCAAGCGAGCGTGAACCTCTGAACCCACCATAGGTTTGCTTCTGAAAGTGCAGAAACCCTGTAAATTTGCCAGAGGGATTGTGCCAAGACCTTGACCCACACCCCTTACTACTTCCCAAATATGAAAGGAGAACCAGTATGAAGATTCTGTATCAGTCCGAAGGAATGTCCCTCAAAGATGTTGTCTCCCTTACCAAGAGCAACGATGTGAAGAAGATGTCCGATGCAGTCGGTGAAGTCCTCGACATTGACAAGGTTGTCATTTATGAGGATGTCAACTCCAAGGGTGAACCGATGCAGGTCATGGCAGTCCAGACTGCCGAAGGCGTGAAATACGCCACGAACAGTGCAACCTTCATCCGGAACTGGAAGGAAATCAATGACCTGTTCGCTGACTCCGATGAAGATGCCCCCACCACCTTTAAGGTTGGTTCTGGGACGAGCAAGAACGGCAGACCCTTTATCTGCTGTGACATTGCGTAAACCATGAAGACATACTCTGATAATGGGTATGTGAATATTAGAGGGATACTCGACGAAGGGTATCCCTTTAATTTTCTCATAGGTGGACGGGGAACAGGAAAGACTTACTCTACCTTGAAGGAGTCCAAGGAAGACGGTCAGAGATTCATGCTTCTCCGGAGAACCCAGACAGAAGCAGACATTATCAGCAAACCAGAGTTCAGCGTGTTCAAACCTCTGAATGACGATTTAGGGTGGAATGTCTGTGTGGAAAGAATTTCCAAGTATAACAGCATGTTCTATGAACCGGACGGGGAAGAACGGAAGATTATCGGATATACAGGGGCGCTATCCACCATTGCCAACATGAGAGGTTTTGATGCTTCTGATATTAAGAGACTCATTTTTGACGAGTTCATTCCGGAAAAGCACGTAAGGATTCTAAAGAATGAAGCAGAAGCGCTTTTCAATGCCTATGAGACCATGAACCGGAACAGGGAACTCAAAGGGATTGAACCTATACAGTTGGTATGTCTGGCAAACAGTAATGATATTACAAATCCTGTATTTGAATATCTGAAACTTATCCGGATTGCTGACAAAATGCAGAAGGGAAACTGTGACAGGTGGACAGACGATAGACGGGGAATACAGTTAATCCTTCTCCATAGGTCTCCCATAAGCAGACGGAAAGCGAATACTGCCCTGTACCGTCTAACCGATGATACGAACTTCTCTGCTATGTCTATAGACAATGATTTCCGAGTTGACAGGTCTCATGTAAACCCCAGACCCATTAAAGAATACACACCTGTATGTTCAGTCGGTGAACTATGTATCTATCGGCATAAGTCAGAATCCCGTCTTTATGCCACAACCCATATGTCCGGAGTATTCAACAAGCAGTACACTCTATCCGATACAGACAGGATTCATTACCAGAGACTTTACAGGAGTCAATGGGATATGTATATCTCTGGCAAAATTGATTTCGAGGATGTACTTGCAGAAAAGATGTTCATTAAGTATTGGGAGATGGTGAATATATGAAACAGGGTATTTATGTTCTGGCAAAGCATTTACGGAAGAAAGGTCTGCTCCCCTATAATCTTTGGTCTTTTATTTATGACAGATTACATAAATCTGTTGACAAAGAACGCCTTTGGTAATTATAATAATTTCGGTGATTAACCTGCCCAGTGCGAACCCCAGAAGGGTGGGCAAGAGTCTGCACACTCACAAGGGTTAATCACCTATTCTTTTGTAAAGGGGAGAGACCATGGATTTTGCAAGTATTCTGGAAGCGTTTACGCAGGTGGGAGTTCCCATTGCCTGTCTGGTAGTGACCTTCAACCTCTGGAACAAGGAGCGAGAAGACCACAAGCAGGAAATGAAGGAAGTCACAAAAACCATTGAACAAAACACACTGGCAATCCAGAAACTCACAGACAAGTTGGACAAGGAGTAATTATGAAAGAGGTAAATAACGATGTCTTTGCAACCCAAGCAAATTCCCCAAAATATACTGGAAAACCTTATTCAGAACTGGACTGTCAAGGATTCGTTGAACAAGTTCTCAAAGACTGTAATGTACGAAAAAGTGATGGGTCACCCTATAATTGGAGAGGTAGCAATTCCATGTGGAGAAATGCGCTTCTTTGGAAGGGAAGTATCGACGAGTGCAGAAGAATATATGGTAAAGTCCCAGTGGGTGCATGGTGCTTTATTGTCAAGAATGATGGTGGAGAGCGTGAAAGAGGCTATAATGACAACGAAGGAAATGCAACTCATGTTGGAATTATATGCTATTCACCAGATAACACCGAAAATTGTGTTCGAGACAGCACTCAATCTCGAACAAGGGACGGGGTCGGTTATCGTACACTTGACTCCTTCACTCACATAGGTCTTCCCAAGATGATAACATATAATTTCAACAATAACATTTCCGATGTTACTGATACGGTAACAAAGCAAATGGCACTGGATGCACTGGACACATTGACAAAATATATAAAAGGAGTGTAAATTTATGCTGAACACCGAAACTGTTCTGAAACTCATTGACAAGGGTTTCACCCATGATGAAATCATGGCAATGGAAAATCCCCAGACTGAACCCAAAACAGAACCCAAAGAAGAACCCAAGACTGAACCTGTTCACAAGGAAGAACCCAAAGAAGAACCCAAGACTGAACCCGTTCCCAGTGAACCCAAAGAAGATGTTACCGGAAAAGATATTCTCAATGCCATTCTTGCGCTGGGCAAACAGGTGCAGTCCTCACAGGCAATGGGTCAGAGACTTCCGGAACTGAAAGACCTTACTGCGGATGAAGTGGTGGCACAACTTATCAGACCGACTGGGGGAGATCAGTAATGATTGAGATTGTTTCATGGTTGAGAAAGATTTCCGAGTCCCTTGACAAGATTGCCAAGGCACTGGACAGTGGTAAATCCACCAAGAATAAAAAGGAGAGTGAAGACAAATGAGTCAGCCTACGATTTTTCAGCAAGCGTCTGCCGTTCTGAACAGTATCTATCGGCAGGAAACAGGTCGCAACCTGCTGACTGCTACTGAACCGAACTTTATTTCCGTCGCAAACACCGTCCTGTCTCTGGGTAAAGACAAAGTGTATAATGCTCTGATGGGCGTTATCGGCAGGACTATTTTTTCCATTCGCCCCTATACTGCCAAACTGAAGGGTCTGGAATTTTCTCTGGAAAAATGGGGTGAATATGACCGGAAGATTTCCATTGTCGATTCCGAGATGCACGACAATCAGGCGTATATGTACCCTGTAACCTATGATGGAAGTCAGAACCCCACCACTGGTAACGGTCTGTCTGTTGACCCGTGGATTATCAACAAGCGTGAATTTCTGGAAACCTTCTTTGTGGGGTCTTCCGTATTCCAAGACCATTACTCCATCATGGAGAAACAGTTGATAAACGCTTTCCAGAGTCCGGAACAGTTGATGCAGTTTATCAGTCTGCATACCACTGATGAAAGCAACAAGATCGAGCAGTACAAGGAAGGCATTTCCCATGCCATCCTCTGTAATCTGATTGCCACTCTGGTTGCGGAAAACAAACCGGAACGAGTTGTGAAACTCATTACCCTGTACAACAGTGAACTGGGACTGACCGGAGACGATGCCTATACTGCCGAGACGATTGCCCGTCCGGACACCTACAAAGCCTTCCGTCAGTGGGCATATGCGAAAATGGCTGCGATTTCCAAGAGGATGGAAGAACGCTCCGTCCTGTACCAGACCGAAATCACTGGCAAGCCTATTCTCCGTCACACTCCGTATGCAGACCAGAAACTGTATATGTTCGTGGATGATATGTTTGCTATGGATGCCACCGTAATGGCGAACACCTTCAATCCCCAGTTCATCAAAAACGCTGACTGGGAAGGCGTGACCTACTGGCAGTCCATCCAGTCTCCGTCTGCCATCAATCTGAAACCCACCTATACGGGAACCAATGGTTCTCCCACTACTGCCCAGAGTGCGGTTGCCAAAGATCATGTGTTCGCTGTCCTGTTTGACAGACAGGCGTGTGGATGGAGAATGATTGACCATACCACTGACCTCACTCCGAAGAACCCCAACGGTCAGTACAGGAATGTATGGCATAATATGCTCATTAAGAGCGTACAGGACAACACCGAGAAGGCAGTTGTCTTCCTCATGGAGTAATACTCCCAACATACAGACTGGGGATAGGTCTTGCGCTTATCCCCTTTCTTTTACGGAAGGTGGTTAATAAATGATTGTCAATTTATACAGCGGATTCTCAAAGAGAATAAACAGTACAAAAAGACCTACTGGAACACACACCCAGAAAGACGGTACATTGAGGAATGAATGTTCCATTACTACTCCGGAAATTGAATTTAAGACAATGGGTAGTGTATGCCCTTGCGATTTTTGCTATGCTTATATCCCCAAATTCAAACGTTATTACTTCATTACTGACTGGGTATCAAAAAGCGGTATCTGGACTTGTAAAATGACAGAAGACTATCTCGCTTCATGGAAAACTGATATTGGTAATACAAATGCCTATATTGAAAGATGTACTGCGGAGTCAGACCCCTACATAGTTGACACTTATTATCTCACAAACGTTGATACTGTAAATAGCACTGTAGTTATAAATAGTCAGTATTATAATGTGTCAACTAACCAAGGGTGTTTTATCATTGGTGTTATTGAACACACTGACAGTTCGTCAAGTCAAGTTGGTGGAGCAGTTACATATTATGTATTGACTCCTGCTGAATGTAGAGGAATGGTTGCCTATCTTACCGGAGATCAGTTTATTACTGATGCAGGATTCCCACCTGTCGCAAGTATCACACAACAACTCCAACATGATACTGCCAAACTGATGGTTAATCCCTTTGAGTTTATTGTTTCCTGTATATGGTTTCCCTTTCCAACCAATTATTTTTCTTCTGCTTCTACCACACAAATCAAGGTTGGATATTGGTCTGTAGATACATCATTTGCTACTGGTAAACTGGTGACAGAAGATCATATCAAAATCATAACCGGATGTACAATTCCAGATCACCCTCAAATTTCAAGAGGACAATATCTGAACTTTGCCCCTTATACAAGACTCTCTATTGAAATGCCACCTTTCGGACTGATTCCCATTGACCCATCTTTCAGAAGCAATGGTGATATTCTGCGACTGGAAATCAATATTGATGCTCTCACAGGCAAAGCACGACTGATTGTCAATATGATTGATGATGCCACAGACCCCAACTATAACAAGTACGTTATCACTGAAAGTGAAGGTATGATAGGATGCCCCGTACAGTTGGCACAGGTGCGTAATGACCTTATAAATGCAGGAGTTGAAACATTCCTCACTGGTGCTTCTACTCTATCACTGTCGAACTGGTTTTCTGGTGGTAAGGAAACAATTCAGCACGCAAAGAACGCAGTTGACTCGCTACTACCACAGGTTAAGACTGGCGGTGAAAGCGGTTCAAGACTTTTCACAAAGATTCCACCTGTACTGAATGTTCAACAGATTCTGTTATCTCCGGAAGATATAGAGGAAGTGGGAAGACCGTTGTTTGATAAAAGAGTAATTAACACCCTTACCAGTGGATATGTAAAATGTATAGAAGCAACTGTGGACTATCCTTGCTATGACAGTGAAAAAGAAATCATTCACACATACATGATGAATGGTTTCTACTGGGAGTGATAATATGCCTATTGTCTCCGGTAAACTGACCGCTGAAACTGCATATGCGTATAATGGAAAAGGACTCACATACAATGACTATGACTGTATTCATTTCGTAAACCTTGTCAGACAAACCTGCGGACTGAATGTTCTATCCCAGAGTACAAACAGGGTATGGAGAAGTTCAAGCGCATTGTCATGGAAGGGGACTATTCAAGAAGCATACCAAAGATTCGACGGAGTTCTTCCACAAGGTCTGTATCTTTTTCATGTAGTCCCAGACGATGACCCCGGAGCAGACCCTGACCATTATGGATATGGTGACGGTATTGGTGATGTAAACCATATAGGCATATATACCAATATTGGACTGGGAGTCATGCAGTCTGGTGGTTATGACGGTACAGGTGTTCACGATTCGAGACTTCGCTCATATTTCAATCTCGCAGGATGTGCAAGTGGTATTGACTATTTAGGAGCAATAGAACCAGACTACCCAGACCCTGTATTATTTCGTCAATTCTATGTAAGTCCAGATATAAACATTCTGGATGATGAAATGACAAAACAAAATGCAAATTGCGTAAAATCCAAAATGGTTAATGACCTTGGTTGGACACTTCAATCTGTGTGCGGTATTCTTGGCAATATGCAGTATGAGTCCGGTGTAAATCCTGCATATATTCAAAGCACATATAGAAACTTTCTTCCCAGTGAAGACCAAATAACCGCAGTACCAAACTATGTTATGATGTATTTCATGCAATCCACCTACCAAACCCCACTAAATGAATATGGTCTGGGATTATGTCAGTGGTCTACTACCACAACTACAAACCATCTTGAACAGTCCTATATTGTGGCAAGAGCAATAAAAGACCCATACTCTGGAAGTAATTCTACAAGACAGTTGTGGTATGATGGATGGTTTCAGTGTAAAAGAATTAACGCTGAACGGTCACAAGACAGTCAGATCAGACGCTTTGACCCTAACATAGTCAATGGAGTGCGTTATACTTTTGATAATTATGCAGTTGCTACTACCAGTGCAGGAGATTGTGCTGAAGCATGGGCAGTTGGTTATCAGAAGACCAGTATAGATATTGCTCTCCGAAGACAATATGCAGAAGACTGGTACACGTATTTTACTACAGAAAACCCAGATTATATCCCAGAACCCCCACCAGAACCCTATACAAGACCAGAACTCCCGTGGTATATTATAGGTGCTAAACGCAGAAAGGAGTGGTTTCGTAAATGCCAAGGGATGTAAACTTGCCAAATGCAGGAAATGGACTGGGATATACTACCAGTTACAATGGTATTCCTGCACTATATGACTACCAGAATATGTATAATTCTGGTTTCTCCCCTTCCAATATCCATGTAAAGAACACTGGAATTCAGCAATATTTTGTTCGTTACCTTCTACAAAGGGTTATGAGCGTATTCAAATGGACACTTCCGAAAGAGTGGAACAAAGACTACTTCCTGTATGTCCTGTACTGCATGGGATTCATCGGTATTGTGGAGACTGATAAATTTGGTGTGGTCTGTCAGCATGGTTATCCATATGGCAGAGACCTTTATTATCAACCCACCAATTTTGTTATCAGCAATCCGTTAATCCGTCATGCCATTGAACCGCTTATTGGTATTGACTGCACTGTAATAAAACTCATGCCAGACTGGGGAAACCCTATGGACTTGGTGAACTTCTTTGCTGATATGATGGCCCTTGCTTGTGAAGCAATGGGGGTTAATTACATCAATGCTACCCTTGCATACATCTTTCCTGCCGAGTCACAGGGAGAAGCAGAGACCTACAAAAAGATGATGGATGATGTTTGTAGTGGCAAGGTTGCAGTTGCGGTCGGTAAGAAAATGTTCAATGAGGACGGTACTGTAAAATGGCAACCCTTCCAACAGAACTTGTCCGAGAACTTCATTGTACCGGAACTTCTGGACTCTCTCCGCAACCTGCGTGATATGTTCGATACGGAAGTCGGTATTCCGAACACGAACACAAGGAAAAAAGAAAGACTGACTGACGATGAAGTAAATGCCAATAACACCGAGACCCGTACCATGTGTGAACTCTGGCTTGAACATTTACAGGATGGTGTGATGGAAGCAAAGAAAATGTTCCGGTTGCCCACTTTCTCTGTTGACTGGCGATACCCGAAGGAAGGGAGTGTGAACAATGAGCAGACAGGCAACAATAAGCGTGATGGGTCTGTATCAGTGGAATAATGGACTCTTTGATTTACTGGTAGTTCCGGAAGGTGTAGACAAAGACACCTTTACTGATAACCTTATGGCAGAGACATGTGAACTGGAAGTCCTTTATCCCAACTATGAAGTGATGAAAAACCTCATAGGTCTATGGTCTCATAAAATGCTTCCAGTGTGGCAACACCTTTATGATACTACACAGTATGAATATGACCCCATAGAGAACTATAATCGGACAGAAATTGAGACTATCAATGGGGAAGGTAGCAGAGTTCACAGTGGTACAGACAGAACCACTCAAGGTGGTCAGAATACAAATAACCAGACCACTACAAACACTGGTGATAACAGGCACTCTATCGCAGGTTTTGACTCTGTACCTACTGCCAACAGTGATGGTCTTGTACTCAATGATACTGACGATGCACATAGCACTGAAATTGTCAATGGTACATATGGATTCGGTAAGACTGAACAGTTGGTACATGGTGAGCAGATTGACGACACCAACGAGAGTACCAGAGAAAACCACACTTCCGGTAACATCGGTGTGACAACTACCCAGAAAATGATACGTGAAGAAAGAGAGATTGCAGAATTTAACATTTATGATAGAATGATTAAGGACTTCATGGACAGGTTTTGTATCATGGTGTTCTAATAAGAAAGGAGAGATAATATGATTGGTTTCCCACCCTTCCCCCCTTTTGGTGGTAATGGTTTTCCGTTCACCAATTTCCATGACTTAAACCTTGACTGGATTATTGCCGTTATCAAAGACTTTTATTCCAAGTACAATACCATTGACGATAAGATTGCTACTGGTAAAACTGAACTGGAAAGCACCTATAATCACCTTATTGAACTGCTTGACCTCTGGTATAACACTCATTCCAGTGACATTGAAAACGAACTGACAGAAGCAATTAACAGTTTTACTACACAGGCACAGGCAGTCGCAACCACAGTCATTAACTCTATTCCGCAGGAATATACTGCACTGAATAGGTCTATAAACGCATTTGTTGAAATTTCAACACAACAGAAAATTGTATATAATTACGGAACTAAAGTGATTACTTTCCCCAGTGGCATTTACTGTATCTATAACGGGATTCCTCATACTCTCGCTAATGCTATAAGTATTGATGTCACCTCACACCTGCAAAGCGATTCTTGTAACCTCTGGCTGTTAAGTGATTACAGTATTATCGCTGAAAAATTCAATGTACAACCGTCTAACGTCTCTGCCCGTTATCTTGGTTCTATTTACGATAAGAACATTTGGATAAATGGTGTACCGTCTAACTATATCAAACTACTTACGGCAGATGGAATTGAAAACTCAATATTCCCCACCAACCGTGGCAGTTTTGTCGGTCTTGAAGGTGCTATCAGAAACGTTGTCGTAAATAGAAAAACAAAACAAATCACTTTCCCCGGGGGATTCAAAGTGTACAGGGGTCGCACATTTGCATATCAATCGCAGGTAGTAAACTATACGGATAATACTGCTACAAAGATATGGATTAAAAATGATGGTACGATCTATTGCACACCTTGGAATGATAATGACATTTGGCACAATGACGATGACTGTATTGGCTACTTCTACTATGACACTGTAGTAATTAACGGTGTTCCGTCCGATGCAATCACTGTTATAGAAACAGACAATTCCGATTCTGTGTATGTATTCGGTGATTCAATTCCTGCCGGAACAGGCACTGACAAGAATTTCACGATGTTCTTGCATGACTTCAACAAATCCCTTCATTACTATAATTATGCACAAGGTGGCACTGGTTATGTCCGTGAATTTACTGGTAGTGCGGTCGCAGGTGACGGGTCTGAAAACAATGGCACAACTACCAATCTTACCGGAAATAACAACGTTTATAAAGTAATGCAGACCATACAGGAGTCCATGCAGAATATTATCATCATGGCAGGAACTAATGACTGGTCGTTTGGTGTAGCACTGAATGATTTCAGAACTGGTGTTGAAAATGCTATCAATTATGCAATCACCCAGACACAGAAAGTAATGGTTATTCTTCCGATCAAGAGAGAGAACTGGGCAACGGCAAACAACGCAATCGGTAAGAAACTTGCTGACTATGCAGACATTATCAAAGAGGTCTGTATTGAGAAGGGTGTTCCCTATTACGATGGATATGATGTATTCATCAATCCTTCTATTGCAGGTAACAAGACAGTGTTTGCACCAGACGGACTTCACCCCAATAGAAACGGTCATGCAAGAATTGCCAGAGCAATTTACGATACTACCATGCAAGCATTTTGTAAGTGACATAGGTTGGAGAGAGGGTGACTTCTCTCCTTCCTTTATATTACGTAATGGG